AGACACTGGGACAGGTCTAAATCTGGTGATGAACTAGATGCTATGATGCGTCACTTGATTGACGAGGACTGGGCACAAGTAGCTTGGAGAGCCTTGGCGAATCTTCAAAAACAAATCGAAAGGTCTAGAGATGATTGAGAAATATAATGAAGAAGATATAGCTACAGCAGTCACTAACTGTGTTGATAGCTGGGACATGGATACACTTGTAATGTACGCAACAGAAATGCTTTACAAAGAATACATGGACAGATCCCAACCTATAGAACACATTAATGAACTAATGGAAGAGTTTGGACCATGAAATCAGACAGAAGTAAACAAGATCACATAACCGACAAACCATTTAAAACAATCATATGCGACATTTGCGGAAAGGAATTTTCAATTATGAGTATTGATTCAAAGTACACTATCTGTCCTAAATGCGACATGGCAAAGGGAAAAGATAAGTGACTTGTACTGAAAAACAAATACTAAAGATAAGAAGACGTAGGAAAATACTAGACCGATACAAAATTGGTAAAGGTTGTATTGATTGTGGTTACAATGAAAACCCCTATGCTCTTCAATGGGATCACAGAGATCCAACAGATAAGATATATACGCCTCATAGAATGGCTTCTTGTAGTATCAAGAACATTATTAAAGAGGCTCGTAAGTGCGACATACGTTGCGCTAATTGCCACACAATCAGGTCAGTAAAAGAGAAACACTACCTAGAAAGAAAAGCTTATGAAACTGGTATATGATATTGAAACAGATGGTTTTGATGCAACTAAGGTCTGGTGTCTTGTAGCATACAACCTAGACACTGGTACAACATACAAGTTTAGTGATTACGATGACTCTATTCCAGGAATGGATGATGGTTGTGCCGTACTAAACAATGCAGAAGTTCTAATTGGTCATAACATTATTGGCTTTGATAATTTAGTTATGGAAAAACTATATGGTTTGAAACTAAATAACAAGAAAGTGTATGACACTTGGGTTATGTCTCAAGTATTACAATACAAAAGACCCCACAAACATGGCTTAAAGGGTTGGGGTGAGCACCTTAACAACTCAAAGATTGAATTTGATGAGTGGGATGGGTACTCTAAAGAAATGCTACGCTATTGTGTACAAGATGTAATGCTAAACGTGGATGTGTTCAACCACCTAATGGAAGAATACAAACGTATTGCTGCTAAACGTCCAACAATTAAAGAAGGTTTACTAATTGAGCATGATACTGCAAAGTTCAATGCCCGTGTAAAGACCCGTGGTTGGAAGTTTGATAGAGTTAAGGCAGTAAAGAACCTTAAACTTATGCAAACTAGAATGGATGAGATAGAAAAAGTAATACATCCTCAGTTGGGTACGCATAAAGTATACATTGATAAAACACCTAAAACACCTAAATACAAAAAGAATGGTGACTACACTGCTGTAACTGCACGTTTGCTTTCAGATTTCTATGAGAAAGAAGTAAGGTCAGAAGACACACATATACATCCAGTAAACAAAGAGTTCCAGCGGTTCACAGTAGAACAAATTACACTAGGATCTATGGAACTTGTAAAAGATTGGTTACTAACTGTGGGTTGGAAACCAGATGAGTACAACCGAAAGAAGATTGGTCGTGAATGGGTAACCGTAGGGCCAAAGATTACTGACACATCCTTAGAGAAACTAGGTGATATGGGTAAAATGATAAGTGAGTATTACACCCTACGTAACCGTAGCTCTGTAATCAAAGGCTGGCTTGAAACCCTAGAGGCTGGACGTATACATGGTAATATGTGGACTATCGGTACTCAAACATTCCGTTGCAGACATGAAGTAATCGTGAATCTTCCAGGAGTCAATGCACCCTGGGGTAAAGAGTTACGTGAACTATTCATACCTGATGAAGACTGGAAGGTTGTGGGTGCAGACAGTTCTGGCAACCAACTACGTGGTCTGTGTCACTATGTAAACAACGATGAGTTTACTAATGAAGTAATCTATGGTGATCAACATCAACGTAATGCAGACGCACTTGGCTGCTCTAGACCTGTAGCAAAGAACTATCTCTATGCTTATTTGTTTGGTGCTGGTGATGCTAAGCTAGGTTCTATCCTAACTGGTAAGTCTAATGCTAATGCTGGTAAGAAGTCACGCGAAGACTTTGCCAAAGGAATCAAAGGGTTGAAAGAACTTAAAGATAAACTAGGTGAAGTGTGGCGCAGCACACAATATGCAACAGGCGAGGGTTGGTTCCCTGGTCTTGATGGTAGACCTGTGTTTGTGTCTGGTGAATATCAAGCACTTAACTACTTACTGCAAACCGCTGAGGGTATTACATGTAAGTCTGCATTGTCTTATGCAATGAATAAGATTGACGAGGAAGAACTACGTGCAGAGCCACGATTGTTCTATCACGATGAGATTGCTTATGTGTCACATCCTGATGATGCAGATCGTGTCGGTGAGATACTTCAGGAATCTTTCAAGAAAGGTCCAGAAATGTTTGGTGTTACTTGTATGGAAGGTGGTGATTATGTTATCGGAACTAGCTACGCAGATGTCCACTAATATAAAGGAAGTACCCTATGAACAATCAATTGAATACCCAGGGTACATCGTATCCTTCCACCCAAAACCAAACGGTGTTGAACCGAGAGAATGGATTGATGTATTGCGTTACTACTATACTTCAAAAGGACACATCATTCTCCATCTTCTCTCAGCAGTGCAATATGAAAGAGACATCTGGGACCCCTACCCTTTAGAAAATAAAGTAAAGGCATGGGGTATCGATGTTGTCTATAGATAAAAGGAAAACGTAATGGCATTAGCCTTAATTGATGCTGATTCTATCTACTTCAGGGCTGCTTACAGCAACTCTGATAAGAAAGATATCAGAAAAATAATAGATATGACTGTACAACAGTGTATGTCATACGCCTTCTCAAAGCCCGAGGAGTGCCGTGTAGCCCTCAAAGGCAGGGGTAACTACCGGAAGGGCCTCTATGCCCCCTACAAGGGCACTAGACCGTCCTTAAAAGAGGAAATAAAAGAGTCCCTTAACTACGGTCATAGTTATATGAAAGAAAAGTGGGGTGGAATAGAAGCAGATGGTATGGAAGCAGACGATCTAGTATGTATATGGGCTTATGAAGCTCGTGAATTAGAACTAGACTTTGTTATCTGTGGTATTGATAAAGACCTTAAACAAATCCCAGGTCATCACTATAACTATACTAAGAAAACCCATGAGTTTGTTAACGATGATCAAGCAGATCTAAACTTAATGTTACAATGCTTAACTGGTGACAACAGTGATAACATCCCAGGGATACACGGTATAGGCCCAAAGACTGCAGCTAAACTACTAGACGGTATACCTATGGGTCAACGATGGACAGCTGTTGAGAAAGCCTGGAAAAAAAACAATGCAGGTGATCCTTGGCTTAGTCGTAAACTACTTACTATGCTGACTACATGGGATGAACTAAAGGAGGTGAGTAAGGATGAACCAGATGAGTCATTACTTCTCAATCAAACCCCTGAGTGCGAACAAGATGTGGAACCGAAGGGGAAAGACAACGTTCAAGTCAGCGGATTATCTGGAGTATCAGAACCAGATTCGTGATGAGCTTATAGGAACTGACTGGCCTTTCGGGGCTGGTCAAGTTACCTTTAACATTACAGCAGGTCTATCTAATAGAGGAGCAGATCTGGATAACGTGATTAAACCAATACTAGATACATATCAAGGAGTTTATGAGGATTTCAATGACAATAAAGTTTACAACATCGAACTTGAAAAGCGAATCGTTAAACGAGGAGGAGAGTTCCTTGACATCAGAGTACGAGAGTATGAAGATAATCAAGCAGAAGAGACTCAACAAGAAACGAGAAGCGAGTTACAAGAGGAAACTAAATCGTCAAGCTAAAGAAGAAAGATGGAACTAGATGGATGATAAAAGATATACTAGAGGACCCTGCCCATTCCCTGGATGTGGTAGCTCCGATGCATTTACAACATACAGTGATGGAGTAGGACACTGCTTCAGCTGTGGCAAATCAAAGAAAGTAGAAACAGAAATGGATAGTTATGAACCCGCCACCTTTAATGAGCTTACTAGATTCTCCGATATCGATTCTTATCGTAGCTATGGTATTTCTTCTCGTGGTATCTCTAAAGAAGTAGTAGATTACTTTAAAGTAAAAATGAGTGTAACCCCAGAAGGACTACCTCAATCCCACTTCTACCCATACACAAAGAACGGTAAGATCGTAGCATACAAAGAACGAAAACTGCCTAAAACATTTAGTGTTCATGGAGATTTTAAAGATGTGGAACTATTCGGTCAGGAACAGTCGGTGGGTAGCAAGATGCTCGTCATCACCGAGGGGGAGTTGGATGCACTCGCTGTTGCTCAGGCATATAAACAAAAGTATGGAAGGGTCTACCCTGTTGTATCTCTTCCCAGTGCTTCAGGAGTCAATACACTTCTGGCGCAGCGGGAGTGGGTATCTAAGTATGAGTCTGTCATACTCATGTTCGACTCAGACGAAGCTGGATCGCAAGCTGTGGAGAAAGCGGCACGTATCGTGGGTACGGGGAGATGTAAGGTTGCGTCACTTAAAGGATGCAAAGACCCATCAGAACTCTTCCTCAAGCATGGACCAGATGCTGTCGTGGAAAGTATATGGGGGGCTAAAACGTGGTCCCCTGCAGGAATTATCATGGGCGAAGCAGTCTGGGAAAAGCTCAAGGAACGCCAGAATGTTGAGTCGGTTCCTTACCCTGATTGTCTTCAAGGACTCAATGAGAAACTCAAGGGGATAAGATATGGTGAAATTACTTTGTTTACCTCTGGCACTGGTAGTGGTAAGTCTACTGTCATTAAAGAGATTATTCTTGACCTGCTTGCTAAGACAAGTGATAAGGTTGGACTCATTAGTTTGGAAGAAAGTGTTGGAGATACAGCCGAAAAGTTTATCTCAATGCAACTTAAACGCAACATCATGGATCCTCCACCAACTAGTGAAAGTGAATTGCGGTCAGGATACGAAGCTGTGTTTGGTGACGAGCGACTGGTTCTCTTGGATCACCAAGGCTCCGTTGGGGACGCATCTCTTATCGACAAGATCGAATACATGGCCCTTATGGGTTGCAAGTACCTCGTTCTTGATCACATTACTATCGCGGTATCGGAAGGCTCTGAAGGGTTATCTGGTAACGAAGCGATAGACAAGGTGATGTCTGACCTGCTTAAGGTTGTTAAGAAACACAATGTATGGCTGGGCCTTATCAGTCACCTACGTAAAGCACAA